AACGTCTGATGAGCAGATCATCACGTTGCCCTTACCGCGACGAGTTGCCTTCGCGATTTGGTTAGCTTCACGCTCGATCTGGAACAGCAGACCCTTGAACTTTTCAACCATCCAACGACCGTTGGAGTCAACGTCGAGGTTGAATGTGCCTGTTGCAGTCACATTTTCCTGAGCGCCGGCTGTGGCGGTGTAGTTGATTGTGCGAACCACTTCGCGGTTGATTTCCGCAAGGATTTCAGCAGACAGAATGTTCGCAAGTTCTGATTCGGCATCCAGGCCATGGATAGCCTTCAGATCCTGCGCCAGTTCCATGGTGTATTCAGCCTTTAGGGCGCGCGACACGGCAGTCACGGCAACCTTCTCGACTGAGAACGCCATTTGCTGGAATGCATTGGATGAACCGTCACCCAGAGCTTCCGCACGAGCTGTTGACATACCGGTTGATACGGTATAGCCTGAAGCACCTGCCTTCACGCGGCCTGTAGGATCTGTACCGTCCTGAACGCGACCAGATGAAGTATTCGCGACAACAAAGCGAGAAGCTGTGTTACCACCAGCCGCTGTAGTGAATGTTGTATTCGCTTCATTGAATAGGGCTTCTGTGCCTGTCTGTGACTCATAACGTGAACGCAGAGCGAAGATCAAGCCTGTTGGGCCTGTCATCGGCTGCACGCCGCAGATGTCATAGGCGATCAGGTTTGGCATTGAACGACGAACCAGTGAGATAAGCACTGGATCGAAGATATCAATATTACCGGCACCGGCCACAGATGAAGAAGCACCCATCGCATTCGCGGGAGCAGCTTCACCTAGCAGACCAGGCGCACGGTAGCCGCCTGAGCCAATCGCTTGCTGGCGTGAGTCATACTCTTGGTTTTCCAAGAGCTGAGCCAGCACGGCACGCTTATGTGAATCCTTAACGGAGGGGAGGTCACCATGGTCGATGACCGCGCCCCACTTCTGGATCAGAGACTCTGTATTCATGGTAGTTCCCTTTCCTAGGAATATTGGCTATTTAGCCGATCAGAACTTTTTAACGGTGCGTGAGATTGCTGAGACATAAGCTGACATCGGCCCTGAAGTCTGCTCATTGATATTTTCAATGGGATCAGAATCAAGAGCAGACTCTGTGAGAACTGACTTCAGAGCAGCCTTACGGCCTGACGGGAAGTAGCCTTCACGGAGGTCTTGTAGCTTAGATGAGAATGACTCAACATCGTTAAATTCAACAGATTCAGCAAGCTTACGCATCTTTTCAGCTTGCACATCTGTCAAACCTTCTGTCGCTTCCGCGATCAGCGCACCACAAACTAGAGCTTCATTTTCTGCACGAAGCTCAACTGACTTTTCAATTTCGCTATTCAGAGCGGCTGTCAATTCTTCAACCTGTGAAGCTAGCTGCTCAACTACATCTTCTTTACCTTCTGGTACGTCGATGTAGTGTTCGCTAAAGAGATTACGAAGACCTGACATGAATGAATTTACGATTTCAGAACGCAGACCCGTTTCAACGGCCAGCTTGTTTTCATCCATCCACTGCTCAACAACGTGATCAAGATAAGAGTCAAGCTCTTCCACAACTTGATTTACACGCGAATCAACAGATTCTTCGATTTCTGCCTCATGAACAGCGGCCATTTCTTCCAGCTTCTCATTGATCTTAGAAACGAGAGCTGTCTGGAAGATGTCAGAAACTTTATTCTTGAAATCTTCTGAAACTTCAGCACCTTCAAAGATAGCGCGAACATCATCAGCGATATCCAGGTCTTCTGATGTCACACGAGCCGGCTGAGAAATTTTAGATGAACCTTGCAAAGGAGCAGAATGTTCACCGTCAGGTAGACCCATGACCTTCGCATATGTTGCTTTCAGATCACCCTTTTTCATCTTTGTCACTGTATTCACGATGGCAGAAACCATCGCTGAACGTGACGCAGGGTCAACAGAAGTTGGTGATGTGCGGATGATACCATGCTCACCACCCTTATCACCACCGGGAGGTGTAACTTTGTTACCAACTGCATCGGGAACGTGAGCGCCAGTGGCATCCACCTCGTCGATCTGCTTTCTTTCGTTCATTTCCTGTCTCCCTTGGGACTTAGATGATGATCTTATGATATTTATAAAATACGGCTATTATAGCTTAGAAATAAAGCTGCGGAATACGTCAAGCACTTCTGATTCTGTGCGGCGTGAGCGAGCAGCTTCATTTATGCGATTCTTATAACCAGCAATATCAACTTCTTTCAAAATTCCATTATCCCAAACCCATTCTTTACCTTCCATAACGCCATGCACAAATGCGTCTGGAGCCGAAGGGTCGGCGACAATATCCGCAGCTGTTGCTAGATGAAAGTCATCTTGAACTTCCATGCAACCGTTACGTTCCTTTAAAGAACCCATACCACGAGTAGATACCCCAAGACGAGCACCTTCATCCATAAGATTCTTGACAATATTACCGTATGGTGTATCCATGATCTTGGCACGACCGATGTAATTATTACCATCTTCGCGCAATTCTTTGATCATGTGTGATACACGCTCAAGATTGATGGTCGGACCTGATGGATGACCAAGCTCACCATAAGCACGATTTTGTTTAATATGTTCATCAACATATCGATTAACTTCGCGCTCCATGATATGCTTTGGATATGAACGGTTATTGCGGTTTTTCTGTTCGGCCTGCATAAACACGCCTTCAATGAAATAACTGCGACCACCGCGCTCATTGGCTTCGGTGATAACTTTCAATTCTTCATTGACTTCGCATATGAGTTTCATTGAAGTTATTCCTTAGTAAGATGAGCCACCGGCAATTACCGGGCGTTTATGCAGCTTGATTGTCAAGCTAGATGGACCAGTACCAGTCTTTGTCACCACAACGTTAGCAGCAGCTTCTCCACCAGTTTCAATTGCCATACCTGAAGCTTGAAAATCAAACGTGCCTACGGTAGCAAGATTTAACACAGTATTAGCACCACGCTTTACCGTATAATATGCACCGTTTGTGGTTGACCATGAAATAACAGAGATCAACATTTCTTGAACTGTTTCACCTGCTGAATTAGCAGCCACAACAGCATTAGAACTGTTTAGAGCAATATATCCACCGGCAGAAAAATTGCCTGTAACATAACCACCCTTGATACCTTTGTTGACTACACGATCAATGGCCATCTTCTGACTCCTGTGCGTCAATACTAAATGCAAAATCGATTAGCTCGCGGAGACCTTCTGCGCTAGATGAACCAATCTCAATAAATTTCTTAGCATTTTCATCTTCAAGCAGCGAATATACTTCAGCCAACTTTTCAGCGATTGTATCTTCTACATCAACATGACCATCTTCAAAAATTACGCGGCCGCCAATGCGAGATTCTACAATACGAAGAATTCCAAATTGCATTGATTCGCGGAATTGCTTGATTGATACTCTAGGTGTCTTTTCAGCAAACGGAGCAACCGCTGATGGTGAAGTGCGAACTGGTGATGTCTCACCACCGCGTTTATCAGCATAATTTGTTGGTGTCTGCTTTGTATAAGAACCTAGCTCAGGACCTTTTATAGTTGAAGTTCCTTGATTGATTTTTTCACGCTCACCAATTTTAGGTTCATCACCGGCACGATGATGAATACGTGACTTAGTATCAGCTTGGTTCTTATTATTATCTTGGTCACCAAAGTCTGTCGTGGTGGATGTATGCATGGCCTTGAAGGCCTTTTCACCAGCAGCTTTTGGCTCAAGAGATCCAGATTCATCGTCATCTACTGTAGTATCAGAACGATATGTACGCTTTTTAGCTTGAACTGTGGCTACATATGCAGCTTCACGGAGACGAGTAGCCTTCTCCCTAATGTCTTTAAGAGTCTTGGCCATCGGTATCCTCCGTCGAATTTGTGTTAGGAGTTGCATCACCAAACATCTGAGATGCTATGCTAACCTTCTCGATATCCATACGGTTAACCAATTTATCCATCAATATGCTTTTGATGGTTTGAGAAAATTCTACTGGATTATCAGAACGAAGGCTATCTACTGCATCGCGAATAGAATCAAATGACATTACAATAAACTCCTATATTTGTCTTATACCATATTTATAATAAAGTCAATGAATAGCAGGCCATCTTTTAATTTCATTACTAATCATTGATTCATGTTGTTCCAAAGAATCATTTGGATTTGAAATATCTTGAGATTCAATTCCAAGGGTTTCAAGTTTTTTGCGTATTTCAGTTTGATTGATTGATGCCATTATAATACGATTTAGTTCTTGACGTATAGGTCTTGGGGTGTTTGATTTAACCCAAAATGCTTGAAATGCATAAAATTCATTATCGATATTTAATTCTTTCCATGTAGGTACATCTGGAAATGATGATCTACGAGTGCTTGAACTAATGATTAAAGGTCTACCACCCGCATCAACCAATTGTCTAGCAGCAGGAACCTCAACTGACATAATATCTATTCTACCAGCAGCAAAATCTACTGTTGCAGGAGCATAACCGCTATACGGTACATTAAGCATTTTTCCATTAATTGCATCTAAAAATATCATAACACCCATTCCAGCTATACCACCTCCACCAATAGAAACAAATGAAAGAGATTCTGGTGAACTTCTAATTCTATTAATAAATTGATTAGCATCTATTATTCCAGATGTTCTGGATGCAACTGTTACCAATGGTGTTTTAACTATGACGCTTGCTATGGATACTTCTTTTAATAAATCAATACTCAAATTAGGATTAAATCTTCGAACAGCGGTCAAACCATTACCGGTTATCATTATCATATGCCCATCTGAAGGTTGGTTTAACATATGATGTGCACCAACAACAACAAATCCACCTGGTCGGTTTTCAACAATAACAGGTTGGCGTATTTCATTTGAAATACCTTCGGATACAATGCGCGCTAGATTATCAGCATATCCTCCAGCATTAAAAGGAACTACTATTCTTAGTGGTCTCTGTCCAAAATATTGATATTGACTTTGGGCAGAGGCGACAAAGCTAGAAAACAATAAGCAAACAAAAGTTAATATTCTAAACATAATATCTCCATAAATTATGGGTACAATTGAATCCCGGTTGAATCATATATGTAGATCGGTGCAGCGGTGGTTGCTCCATCAGGATAACGGAAACCTCCAGTGGATGAGCGAACTATACCACTTACATCAAGTGCAGTATTTGGATTGGTTTTACCGATACCAATTCTATTGAATCCTGCATGAATAAACAATGTACCAGAATCAATATTCAAGATGTTACCGGTTGTGACGGTATTTGCATTGACCGTTAGAATATCCGCAGCATTATCACCAATAACTGTATTGCCAGATGATGTTAATGAGTTGGTAACAGTCAATTTATTTGTTGAAGTATTACCTGATACTGTTAGATTGGTGCTAATTGTAGCACGACCAGTATGTGCTAGCAGACCAGATGTTGTAGGATTACTTTTTGTTGCATATAAAATAGAGGCATTAGCAACCTGTAATCTATCAGCAATCAATGTGCGAAGTGCTGTATTGGTTCCTGTTAGATTTGTATTCAGATTACCTATAGCAAGATTGGTGTTCGCAAGCTTTGTTGATGCATTTGCTTTTGTTTCATATATTACGGCAGCATTAGCAACCTGCAATCTATCAGCAATCAACGTGCGAAGTGCAGTATTTGTAGTTATAAGATTAGATTTGACATTAGTAATTGCTAGGTTTGTATTAGCCAATCTTTGATTAGCCGATACCTTAGTTTCATACAAAGCTGCGGCATTAGCAACTTGCAGGCGATCTCCAATAGTCAATCTAAGTGCAGTATTTGTTGCCAATAGATTTGTATTCAAATTACCAATAGCAAGATTGGTATTTGCTAAAGCCGCTCTTTCTATAGTTTTAGTTTGATATATTGCAGAAGCATTGGATACTTGCAATCTATCAGCAATCAATAAACGTAATGCGGTATTCGTACCTGTAAGGTTAGTTTTAACATTGCTAATTGCTAGATTGGTATTAGCAAGTTGATTCTTGATGAATGAATTGGTATTTGCAAGCTTTGTCGCTGCATTTGCTTTTGTTTCATATATTACGGCAGCATTAGCCACCTGCAATCTATCAGCAATCAACGTGCGAAGTGAATTATTGGTACCTGTCAGATTTGTATTCAGGTTACCAATAGCAAGATTGGTATTAGCCAACCTAGCATTAGCAGTCACCTTAGTTTCATACAAAGCTGCGGCATTACTAACAGCAAGCTTGGTGTTTATTAGAGCAACCGTAGCAGTATTCTGTGCAAATCGTCCTTCAAGATTATTACCATTCAGAATAATTTTTGGTGTTCTGATAGTATTAACATTGAGATTAGCAAGCTTGAAAGATGGATCTGATACAATGATATTTGTATTTGGCTCTACATTATAATCACCAAAGAGATACCATTCTTTATTTCCAGTATCTCTAAAGAAACCAGCATGTTTTCCAGAACCATAATGACCAAAGAAACCAATATCAAGTACATCAGCTGTACTATTTGCTGCTAGATGTAATAGACCATCATCTGTAGTGATCGTAAGTAACCGCTGAAATGTTGTATTACCCACAACATTTAATTTACCACTAATAGTAACATTCGCAGCAAAATTGACATTGCTTATGATGGATTGACTACTAGAAGAAGTCTTATTCAAAAAGTTAGTATTTACATAACTATTTGATGCCGCATAAGCTTTTGTTGCAAATTTTGCATCAGCATTAGCAATTTGCAATCTATTCGCAATCAGCGTGCGAAGTGCTGTATTGGTTCCTGTTAGATTTGTATTCAGGTTACCAACTGCAAGATTTGTATTTGCAAGCCGTGCATTTGCCGTTGATTTTGTTTCATAGGTCGCAGCAGCATTAGCAACTTGCAATCTATTAGAAATCAATGTGCGAAGTGCTGTGTTGGTTCCTGTTAGATTGCTATTTACTAGAGATATGCGAGATGACTGTGTAGCTATTGATGAATTTGTATTTGCAAGTTGATTTTTGATGAATGAATTAGTGTTTGCAAGATTTGCAGCCGAGTTAGTTTTTGTTTCATATGTTGCGACTGCATTAGCAACCTGCAATCTATCAGCAATCAACGTGCGAAGTGCAGTATTGGTACCAGTTAGATTACTGTTTACCAAAGTTATGCGAGACGACTGTGTAGCTATTGATGAATTTGTATTTGCTAATCTTGCATTAGCAGTATCTTTAGTTTCATAAGTTGCAATTGCATTAGCTACCTGGAGGCGGTCACCAATTGCTAATCTAAGCGATGTATTTGTACCTAAAAGGTTTGTATTTAATCTACCAATAGCAAGGTTGGTATTGGCAAGCTTTGATGAAGCATTAGTTTTAGTTTCATAAATTGCGGTTGCATTAGCAACTTGCAATCTATCGGCAATCAACGTGCGAAGTGCAGTATTGGTTGAAGTCAGACCGGTCTTGACGTTAGTAATAGCAAGATTTGTATTTGCAAGTGCAGCACGTTCTATAGATTTTGTCTGATATATCGCAGCAGCATTAGCCACCTGAAGTCTATCAGCAATCAACGTGCGAAGTGCAGTATTTGTAGATGTAAGATTTGTGTTTAGATTACCAATTGCAAGATTGGTATTAGCCAAACGTGAATTGGCGGTAATTTTTGTTTCATATGTTGCGACTGCATTAGCAACCTGAAGTCTATCAGCAATTAACGTGCGAAGTGCCGTATTGGTACCTGTCAGATTTGTATTCAGATTACCGATAGCAAGATTAGTATTCGCAAGAATTTGTTTGACATAAGTGTTTGATGCTGCATATGCTTTTGTAGTAAATTTAGCATTTGCATTAGCAACTTGCAATCTATCAGCAATCAATGTGCGAAGTGCAGTATTGGTACCAGTTAGATTACCATTCAGATTACCGATAGCAAGATTAGTGTTTGCAAGACGTGAGTTGGCCGTAACTTTTGATTCATATGTCGCAGTAGCATTAGCAACCTGCAATCTATCTGAAATCAAACCACGTAAAGCTGTGTTTGTACCTGTCAGATTTGTATTAAGTCTACCAATAGCAAGATTTGTATTAGCCAGACGTGAATTGGCCGTAACTTTTGATTCATATGTCGCAGTAGCATTAGCAACCTGCAATCTATCTGAAATCAAAATACGAAGTGCAGTATTGGTACCAGTCAATGATGACCAAGATGCTTTAGTTGCAATATAAGAATTGGTATTTGCTAATATCTGATTTACATAAGAATTAGCGGCTTTAGTACCAATTAGACTTGTGATACTTGTTGAGAAATTTGCATTATTAGCTAAAGCATTAGCAAGCTCTGATAATGTATTCAGGGTTGTTGGTGCTGAATTTACTAAAGCTGATATTGACGAATCGACATATTGTC